CGGCGTCGCCCAGTCGAAATGCCGGTCGTTCGGAAGCAGGAGCAGGTTCTCGTGCACGTCATGATGCCAGACGCGCCCGCTTGCAAACGCGCTGCGCCGCACGATCCGCTCCCGGTGAAGCTTCTTGCCGGTGCCGCGCACGTCGTAAGGACAACGAACCATGAGCACGTCGTCCGATAGCTCCGCGAGCCTGTCCCGCAGCTTCTCGGCGTCTGCAATCACGTCGTCGCAGTCGGCCCAGATAAGCCAGTCGCCGCACGCCTGCGCGAACGCTTGGTTGCGTGCCCGGGCGAACGAATCGACGTGCTTCCACGCCTGCGCCGTGGCGCCGTTCTTGTATTCGGAGAAGATGAATCCGACCGAGTGCTGCAAGCACCAGTCGCGCACGATCTGCTCGGTCGCGTCCGGTTCCTGTGAGCCGATTGCGCGGACGAGTGAAACCTCGTCAATCACGCCGTCGAAGCTGTCGAGCATCGCGCCGATTTGTGCCGCCTCGTTTCCGGTAATTACGCAAAGCGAAAGTATCATGGTCGTCGTTGTGTGTGCGTCAGGTCTTGCTGATCGCTCGGACCGGTCAAAACAAAAAGCCCCACGCCGTGAAGCGTGAGGCTGTTTTTAAACCTAATTTGAAATTAGGCCGAATATTGGGTCGTGATCAACTGACCGGCGTTCGCATTGACCACCTTCTCGGCGGTGTATTGCGAGGCGCGGACGATGTTCGACTTGATCGCCTCTTCGCGGTAGGTCGAGACGCCGATGGCTGGACCATATTCGGACCAGTTCAGGGTGAATCCAGCGCCGCCACCGAAGTAGCCGGCTCCGGCCTGCGTAACCGAGCCGACCCAGATGAAGGTGTTGGCCCACGCATTTGCAGCGGAGAAGGCAACGCCCTCGGGTGCTTGGTCGTAGGAAGCGCGACCAATCAGAACCTCGGCGACGCCGAAGACCTCGGCGGCCGCTTGGGTGCTGGCGTTCAAGATCGTGTCAGTCGAAAGACCGGTGCCGCGAAGGCGGTTCTGGAATTTCGTGCTGGCGCGGATGCGGGTCCAGACTGGGTAAGGAATCACGACCTTGGTGTTCGTGGTCGATTCGCCCTTGGAAAGCAAACGGTCGAGAGCTTCTTGAACGTCAGCGCCGACATCGAAGGTCGCCAGATTGGCGGTCGTGTAGGCGGTGCCCGAGTTGGTAGCCGTGAACGTGCCGCTGTCGAAGATTTTGGCAGCGACGCGAAGCTCGTGAGCGAGCAGGAGTTTGCGCTTGGCGAGTTTGGCGGCGATGACTTCGGCGTCGAAGAAACGCGCAACGTCGAGGGTGACGGTGTCGTCCACTGCCTCTTCGTAACCGTATTCGAGAGCCGTGTAGGTGTCTTGAACGAAGGCGCGGGTGCCACGAGCGTAAGCACTGTATGGCGAACGGGTCTTCATGTCGCTCTTGAGGAGTTGGCCCTCTTTGAGAACGAACGATGGGTATTGGCCGGCGCGCACTGGCACGTCGAGGATTGGCATGACTGCGGTGCCGATCAGTCCGGCCTCGAAGTCTTTTGCCTGCTCAACTACGCCGGCGATGTCGCCACGGAAGATTGCTGCTGAATTGCTATACATGGTAATTTATTTTTTAAGGGTTAGAGATTCTTCGGCAGCATCTCGATGATGGCCGAAGCGTCAGAGGCGGTGGAAAGCGACTTGCCCACGGTGATCGTGCCGGTGATGGCGACGGTGCCGTTTGCAGTCGTGAACAAGGTGTCACCTACGGTGACCGGCCCTGCGAGCAGGGTGGCCTTGACGGTGTTGCCGCCGAGGAACTGCACGGTGACGAGGTCGCCGCTTGCAGCGTCAATCGTTGCCACGCCGTCAGGCAGAGAAGCGGTGGCGGAAAGACCGACGCCGCGGTTGCTGGAAATCGACACGAGGCGGAAGGCGGTGATAGCCGCGTTCGCGACGAACGTGCCGCTGTTTTGGTAGGAAGTTGCCATGGTAGTTTGGTATTAGAGTTTGACGAGTTCGCCGGCCTGCACGCGTGCGCGATAGGCAGCGTAAAGCTCGGCATGGTTTTTGATCGCGAAGGTGATTGCCTCGGATTTGTTGCCCTTCAGCTCGGTGGCTTTAGCGGCAACGACGTCCTCGAACTTCTCGACCTTTGCGACTGGTTTGACTGCTTCGGCCGAGGCGATCGGAGCGGCTGGCGCACCGAAGGACTTGGCAAATTCTTTGACGGCGGCGAGCGCAGCGGTGTTCGCGGCGAGCTGCACGACTTCATTCTGCGCGCTCATGGCGGCAGGTTTTTCTTCTTTTGGAGCGAGAGCGCTTTCGAGCTTCGCGACTTTTTCGTTCATGCTCATCATGGCAGACTGAATCATGCCTTCGATGGCCTTCTTCATTTCGTCGTTCATAGGAATTTCGATTTTGATTTCTGCTTCCGGCGACTCGCTGGCGTCGCTCTCAAGTTGCTTGAGTTTGCGCGCAAAAAATCCGCTAGGATTTGCGGCAGGAGTGCCTACAATATCCACGCTGAAGATCTCTGAGCACCGTTGCAAAGTGGTGAGCTTATCGGCGCTCTTCTCGGACGGACCGGAGAACGCGATTGAAAGCCCGAACGTGTCTGGGATGCGCTCGGCAATCTCCAGAATGTATTCCCGATGCGGCGAAGTCTTGAGCAAGTGCAGATCGCCAAGAAGTTTGTCGCCGCTGATGCGCATCGTGTCGATAAAGCCGACGATGTCTCCTGCGCCGCCGCTGTGATTCAAAACGACTTTAAGCCCGCCTGTGTATTCTTCTGCGGCCGCTTTCACCTGTTCCAGCGTCTTGTCGTCAATCATGACGCCGTGGCCCAGCGCCGGTCCTTTGGTGATCAGCGAGACGCCGCGAATGATACCGGCTTCGGCATCTATGACGCCGGCGGAGGCTGAGAAAGTAATGACGGGTTCCATCGCCTAAGCGATGGCCGTCAAAACCGATCAGCGCTTGGGCTTCTTTTTCCTGACCTTTGCAACGACCACGGCAGGCTTTTTGCCTTTCGCGCCGATCCACGGAGCGACGGCAAAGACCATTCCGAGTCCCGCCGCGACGCTTGCGAACCGTTCAAACGTGAGAAGCGCACGATCCGCGGCGTCCTTGTGCGTGCGCGAAATCGTCAGCTCTTCGTGCAGCGCCTTGTTGATCAGCGCCGTCATCGGCTCGATGACCGCGTAAAGCTCGGCGGTCATGGCCGGCGAGTTGAGCGTTTCGATCTCTCCCCGGTCGCAGACCTCGCGAGCCTTCTTGAGATAAGCTGCAACGAGTTTGTGCTGCGCCACGAGTTCTGTCGGGTTGCCGAATTCTGCGAGCAATCGCTCCGCCTCGGCTTGGAGCTTCGCCAGCGAGTCGCAAAACTCCTTCGCGTTGATCAGTCCCTTGCTTGCCTTTGCCTGACCGTCCACGATAGCCAGCCCGTAAATGTCGAAAAGCGGACTGAGCACGTTGCTCGTCATCTCAAATTCTTTGTCGCTTGCCGCGATGTGCTTCGAGACCGATTTGACTGTCAGCCATCCGACGCCTGCGAAACAAACGACGACCGCGGCGAGCGCCGCCGTGATGACCTTCGGGTTCATTTCTTGAGCAGCTTCGTCGGGTTCTTGGAATACTTTTTTGCGAGCGTGGTCAGCCCGTCGATAATCTCAGGCGCGAGCAGCCCGGCGACGCCGTAGGTGACCGCCTTCACGAGTGAGCTGACTTCGATTTGCTCAACGATAAACCAAGCGAGCGTCGAGACGATGGCCGCCATGATGACGCGCCGCACGCTGTCCCAGATCGTTCCTTGGATCGGGTTGGCCAAGAGTCGCGCAACCATGCCCGCGCCGCCGATGACCGCCGTCAGCCAGCCCGTTTCTTTCCAGAGCTTGGCCACTTCCATGAGGTCTTTGTGCTCGTTCATTTTTTGCGCATCTCCATGATTTTCTCAAGCGTGCGCCCGCCGAAATAAAACGACATGATGAGCATGCCCCACTGACCGAGCAGCGAAACGTAAGACTCGTTGGCGTTGTATCCGAAGGCTGACATGCCCGCGAAAATAAAGTAGCCAGCAAGGATCGCCGCGAGCGTCATTGGCCGAATGTTTTTCGACCACCACGAGTCCGAAGCCATGTCCGCTTTGAGGCGGTCGGTCAGGTTGTCTTGCTCGACGCGGTAGGCTTCGAGGTCCGCGTTCATCTTCGCCAGCTCGCCGTTCTGCGCCAGCTGCGCGAGTTCCAGTTGCGCCTTCGCCTTGGCTTCTGGGTCCGGAATCAGCTTGTCGATAAGCTTCGTGCCGATCCCGAGAACTTCAGCGAGTGGAAACATGGGTTATACCTTCTTCGGATTCGTCAAACGCCGGAACAGAAAATAAGGAAGCCAGACCCATTTCGGCACTTTGGTTATTTTCACGTTCGTATTTCGGACAAACGGCACTTCGGCGTCCCAGACTTTGACGCGAATCGGCGAGCCGTCCGGTGAGGTGCAGTCCAGGATGGAGACGTTCTGCGTCGGAGCGCGGCCCGGCTCCCAATAGTTGTCATACTGCCCCAGCTCAATCGTTCCGCTCACGACCGAGCCGTAAAGCGTCAGTCCGTTGATTGCGCCCTTGATCGTTACCGAGCCATGAACCGTGCAGTTTTGAACCGTGTAATTGGAGCCGCGCACGCAATCAATCGAGTCCTCACGGCTGGCTGGAATCGTCAGCCCGCTAATCGTGAGCCCGGTGCAGTTGGAGCACTTTACCAAGTCGTCCCAGTTCTCAGGGTCGAGCGGAGCCTGCCACTCGGCTGAGTCAACCGTGAGTCCATCGTCCTTTGGCCCCACGTAGCTGCGCCAATTCGTGTCCGCCGTCCCGCTCATTCGGCTTTCGTTTCCTTTGGCTTTAAAGCCTCGGCAATCTGTTCCGCGCACTTGCGTAGCAAATCGTGGTCGTCGGCCTTTAATGGGGCTTGGCGGCTGCCTGCGTAGAGGTTCTGGAGTGCTTGTTCAGTGGTCATGTTATTAGACGTTTGTGGCTAGAAGGTAGTAGGTGACGCCGCCGATGACGATTGTGACCTTGTGCGTCGAGGCGACGGCGACGGCTGTGGCGACGGTGTTGCCGATGGCAAGTGCTCCCGTGCTCGACAACGCCCCGGTCACGGCGAGGCCGGTGGTAGATACGGAAGTTATTCGGTTTGCAGTGGTCGCAAAGTCGAACGCGGTTGTGCCTGCGGTGCCGCTTGCTTTTACAAACACATCAAACGTGCCCGTTCCAATATCTCCCGCTGCCCACGCGGTGCCAGTCACGTCGTGGTTAAATACGTTTGCAGACGAAAAAGTAAGATTGTTGCCCAGCAACGTCGTGCCAGCAGTGCCAAGCGTGAATAAACCAGCGCGAGGGTTTGATGCGTTAAATCGCGCCGCAAACCCATTTCCACCGCCGCCTAACGTGTTCAAGATGGCCCCAGCCGCTGCCACCGTCGTAAACGCGCCCGTGCTCGGCGTCGTGGCTCCGATGGCCGTCCCGTCAATCGTCCCGCCGTTGATGTCCGCCGTGTCAGCCACGAGCGAGTCAATGTTGGCCGTGCCGTCGATGTTCAGATTTCGCCACTCGTGGCCCGTCACGCCGAGGTCGTAGGTGTCGTCGGTCGATGGGTTGATGTCAGACGCCACGCGAGCGTTGAAGACAACCGTGTCCGAGTTGCTGCTGCCGAGGGTCGTGTTGTCGTTTACGGTGAGCGCTGTTGCCGTGAGACTCGCAATGGTGCCAAGAGATGTGAGCGAGGACGCCGTAACGCCAGACGCGAGGGTTGCGCCCGTCAGGGTTCCAGCTGCTGCGGTGACCGTAATATCAGCCGAACCGTTGAAGCTCACGCCGTTGATGTTGCGGGCGGTCTGCAAGATCGTCGCGGTCCCAGCATTGCCCGTAATCGTCGTTTGGTCGCCGGTGTTGCTGCCGCTGACCGACGCCGTGCCGGTGACTGAAAGCGCTGGCGTGCTCGTGCCCGTAAGGGTCACGCCGTTTAGAGAGGTGGCAGTCGCCGCGCCGAGAGTCGGCGTCACGAGGGTTGGACTGGATGCGAACACCAGCGCGCCGCTTCCCGTTTCATCGCTGACCGCCGCCGCAAGATTAGCCGACGACGGCGTCCCGAGGAACGTCGCAACGCCGGAGCCGAGACTCGTCAGCCCGGTGCCGCCATTCGCCACCGCGACGGGCGAGGTAAGCGAGAAGACGGATCCGGTGAGCGTCAGCCCGGTGCCGGCCGTGAATGTGCCCGCGCCCGAGAACTGCGACCACGGCAGAGCGGTCGTGCCGAGGGTGCCGCCGGCGTTCGCCGTGCAGACGAAACCGCAATCGGCGTTCGTCGTGCCCTGCTCGATGAATGTAAAAGCCGAGGTCAGCGCGTCCCACGTGTTCGCGTCAGTCGTGCGCGTCCACGATCCCGAGGCGCAGAGATAGATGCCGTTGTTCTGAGAGAGCGATTGGTTCTTCACCAGCACGCGATTGCCCGCGACGACGCTCACGCCGTCGATTGTCTGCGCTCCGCTCAGCGTAATGTCCGCCGTCGTGGCTGCGACGCATGAAGCTTTTGCGTCGAGTCCTTGCGCGACGGTGTCCACGTAAAGCTTGTTCGCGATGTCGGTCGAACCGCTCGGAGCGTTGGCAATCGTGCCGGCTGTCGCGGTCAGGCTGGCAATCGTTCCGAGCGAGGTCAGCGAGGAGGCGGTGACGCCGGCTGCGAGCGTGTTGCCCGAGAGCGTGCCGGCCGCAGCCGTAACCGTAATGGCCGAGGTTCCATCGAAGTTAACGCCGTTGATTGCGCGTGCAGTCGCCAGAGCGGTCGCGGTCGCTGCGTTGCCCGTCGTGCTTCCACTCGATCCAGTCACGCTGCCCGTGATTGGCGCAGTGACGGTCAGACCCGCGAGAGTGCCAACACTTGTCAGGCTCGATGCGGTCACGCCTGACGCCAGCGTTGCGCCGGTAAGCGTGCCGGCTGCGGCTGCGACGGTGATCGCTGCCGTGCCGTCGAAGTTGACTCCGTTGATCGCTCTTGCGGTCTGCAACGCCGTGGCCGTAGCCGCGTTGCCGGTCGTGGATTGGTTGAGAGTCGGGAACGTGCAGTTCGCAAGGTTGCCGCTCGCAGGAGTCCCGAGAGCGGGCGCGGTCATCGTCGGGCTCGTCAGCGTCTTGTTCGTCAGCGTGTCCGTGGTCGCACGTCCCACGAGCGTGTCGGTTGCGTCGGGAAGAGTGACGACGCGGCCGGCCGTCGAGACGGCGTCAATCAGCGTCACCGCGCTTGCGGCGCTGGACGAACTGCGAAACCGGATTCCCTTGTTGAAATCCGTGCCGTCGCTGATCGTGAAAAGCCCGCTGCCCTTCGGCTGCAAATGCACGCCGATATTTGCGCTCGCGCCCTCGGCAAGAACGTGGAGCGGGTTGCCGACGCCGGTCCCGTTCTTAATCTCAATGTAATCCGTCGCGCTCGCCACGTCGGTCAGGCGCAGGATGTCGTGACCGCCACCGACGATTCCCACCGTGTCCGCTGCCGGGCGATACATGCCGGTGTTAGTGTCGCTGACGAAGAACAGCGACGGCGCCGCCTCGGTCCCGTCCGTGAGCTCGATCTGTCCCTCGGTGCCGATAATGGTGATATCGGTCGGCGTCTGCGTAATCGTGATATTCGCGCCGGCGACGAGGTTCTTGGGAACGTAGAACGAATTTTCGCTGCCGAGGATTTGCCCCTCACCCGGCGTTGGGATCAGGTCGGTCAATGACGTAATGCCGCCGCCGCCGCCACTGTTTCCGCGTGCTGCGTTCAGCGTCCAGTCCGCCGCGCTTCGGCTCGGCCGCTCGCGATTGCCGTCGATGTTCGAGACGAAAGAATCGCCGTTGATCGTCACGAGGTCCAGCCGCTGATATGTTTCGTCGGGCGACCATTTGCCACGAGGGTTCAAGCCCTTCGGCTCAGCGAATTCTTTTCGCAGTTGGTCAATCTCGCCGGCGCGCGGAAAGCGCGAAAGCTCGTCAGTGACGATGCTCTTGACTGCGCTCGGCAAAGCCGACGCCGCCTCTGCGATGCGTGCCTCGGCCTTTTCGAGCAGCGTGGCGTTCTGCTCGCGCTCGGCCATGAGCACCGAGTAACGCGCCGCCGTCGTGACTTCCAAAGCCTTCCCGAGTTCGTCAACCTTGGCGGTCAGCGCCGCGCTGGATTGCGCGTGCGCGTCCTGTGCGCGGGCGATCACCAGCTGCTCCAGCTCGCTGCGGATCGCCGGCTCGATCTCTTCTAGGTTGCGCTCAATTTCCGAAGAGAGGTGGTCGCGCAACTGTGGCAGAGAATCAACGAGCTTCTTTAGCTCGGCGCGCTGGATGATCGCGAGTTCAACGAGGTTATCGATTTCGGATTGCGTATGGATCATGAGATTATTTCCCAGCCTTCGGGTGCTTTTCTGGCAGAAGATCGTTGTCGGTCGTGTATTTCGGATTCTCCGGCCGTCCGTTTTTCAGTAGGTAGAGGAACGCGTTGACGCGGGCGAAAGCCCACTGCGACGCGGACGTGACACGCGGCGAACTCGACGTATTGAACGCACCGAGACCGCGTTGGAAAACCGCCTTGAGCGCGCCGAGTGTCGCGCGGCCGTTGCGCGTGTTCGAGTCCTTCGCGTTGAAATCGTCAGCCTTTTTTTGCAGCGTCGCTTCCTGCTCTGCGGTGACCTCGGCGCCACGCTTGCCGCTTGCGTCGCCCTTCGCGGTGCCTTCGCCCTTCGGATTTTCCCGAGGCGTGTCCGACTTCGGAGCCTTGTCCGACGCAACGATTGCGCCTCGCTCGCCGACCTTTGCAAACATGCCCTCGTGCTGCCTCATGCAGACTGCCGTGCGCTGTTCCGCGTCAGGAAATTCTGCGGTGCTGACCGGATCAGCCATGCAGCGCGTCATGAAATCGTCGTGCGTTTCCTCGGCGGTCGGCGTCGGTAGCTCGTATTGTTTTTTCGTCAGCTCGATAATGCTCCGATTCTCAAGCACGCTTTGCTTCGTCTGCTCGATCGTCGTCATCTGCTTCGCCCGGTATTTCTGCACCGCGTCCAGCCAGTCTTCGGCACCGAGTGGCGTGTTGCGCGAAAATTGATGCTGCACTTCTGCGGCCGCGACGGAGAGGTCTTTTTTCTCCGCCTGCTTGTTCAGCCGCTCAACGATTGCCGTGGCCCACGCATACCCAGCGTCTCCTCCCCAGCCCATCCACGCCTGATATCCCTTCCCTTGATCGTCCCACGTCTCGCCCTGCTTGTCGATTTCGTGCCGGTCGAAAAATGCCTTCATGCGGCGAACCGTGTCCTCGGACATCGGCCGCTTGTTCATGAGGTCACGCGCCCGGGCGATGCCGACGCTCGTCATGCCGCGCTGTGACATCGGCTTCTTTTCGCGGATCTCAAGCGCGCGCCGTGCGTTGTCCGCCATCGCGTCGGTCGGAATATAGGAGCCGTCGGCGAAGTTGATCGTCACGAGATTTGAGTCCTCGCTTGCAGCTGAGCGTGAGCGCGCGAACTGGATTCGCTTGTGCATCGCTGCGGCCGAAATCTTAGTCGGTTGCTTCGGAAGATTTGCGACCGAGCCAGAAACCTTTTTAGCAGACTCCTGCGCCATGCCTGCGGAAATCATAAGCGTCTCCGCCGCCTCGGCTGTAAGGTCGCCGGCGCGCAAATTTTCCAAGATCGAAAGGACGGCCGCAATTTGCGCACCGTTCAGCGGCACAAGTTCCGCCGACACGTCTGGGAATGACTCGACGCCCGAGATGACTGCGTCGTCTGGAATGCCGGTTGTCTCGGTTGCCGTGACGCTCGAAGCCTGCGCCTCGGCTGCGCTTGCTCCCACCGCGTCGCCGGCTGCGGCTGCGGCCGCTGGCGTGCTGGGCAACGAGGTCGTCGTGAGGCGAATCGCCGTCTCCGGCACGCCGTATTTAACCGCCAGCTCCTTCACGAATCCCGCCTCGATTGCGATCTGCTCGAGCCGCGAAAACGCGTCTGTGCCTTCCTCGGCCGCGATCTCTTGCAGCGACTTCGCGCCTTGCCGGTTTTCGTTCATGTTCGCCGCCGACTCGCGGCCCACGTCGATTGAAAGCTTCGCCGGAAATCGCCACTCGCCTTTGGTTGCCCGGCGCAGCGCTTGAACCATTGTCTCGCCCGCGAGCAGCGGAGGCGGTGCGATCTCGCCGCGAGCGATGGCGTCGAGGATGACGGCGTCTTTGATCGGGTCGAGAACCTTGTCCACCAGCACGCCTTGCTGCCGCGTGAAGACTCGGTCAGCTGCGGCGAACTCTGCCCGAACACTTGGGCCTTTGAAGTCGCTGGTCCCGAACAAGACTCCCTCGGGTATGCCCACCGAAAGACTTATCTCGTGCATCAAATGCTGGACGAATCCGGTAAACGCCTGCGACGGACGCGACGGCATGACCTCGACGCGGTCGCTGTTTTGAAAATACCGAATCATGCCGACTTCGGTCAGCTCGTTTTTCTGCGTCTGTCCGCTCGGCAGCGACATCGTCGGATTAGGCTGGAAAAGGTTGCGCGGGTTGGCGGTGCCTCGGTCGTTGAAGATCAGCGCCGCCTGCTGCGACGAGAAACGCACGCCAGCCTTCTCCGCTTGCAGGATCTCGTGCAGCATCCGCGCCGTTTGAATCCCGCTCGCCAGATCCGACACGCCTCGGTATTGGTCGCTGCGATTTGGATCGAAATAGTGGCAGAACTGATTCGCCGGGATGTCCTCGGCTCCGAAGTAAACGCCATCGCGAGTGAGTCGGAAAATTCGATACGCGACCGGCTGGCCGAAGTCGTTCGTAATGATGCCTTGGTAGTAATTGTTTGAGGCGACGGCCGTCTCGTTCGGGTTGCCGATGCGTGTTGCCGGCACCAGTTGCAGCTTGAGTCCCTCGCCGCTGCGCCTAATCACGAAACCACAATCGCCGTCAATCGGTCGTTCCTCGGCTGCGAGTTGCACGAGTTTCTTGAAGCTGTGCCGGTTCGTCACGTCGCAGTTTTTGCACCACGCATGAAAGTAATCGTCGATGACGCGGTTGTAATCGCGATCGCCGGTCGTCGGTGAGTATTCGTGCGGCGTCAGGTAGAGTCCAAATTTGCGCGAGACTTCACGAATCTCCGGCGCGTTGTCCACGAGGTCCCGAGCTTCATACATGAGCACCACCCGGTCCCGCTGATTCTGCGAACTCTCGGCCGGCTGGGTGTATTGCTTCGGCGAATACATGCGGTTAGTCCGCGCCGCGTTATACTCGAAAAGCGACTTCGCGACGCGTGCCTCCAAACGCTTGAGCGCCCACGTCGGCGCGATGTTCTCAAGCGCTCGGTCAATCCAAGGTTTTTGCGCGACCAGTTTTGACGCGTCGAAAAAGTCGGTGCTCATGTGTGATTAGTTGCCGGTGAAGCTGACGAAGGTCTGATCCGTTGACGTTCCGGCCGCGTCGGTCAATGCGTCCTGCAAATTCCCGAGCATGTTGTTCAGCGCGTTCAAGTCCGCCCGGCTCACGCTCTTCCCGTTGAGCGAGTAACTCTGGTTGAGCAGCACCGCTTGAATCGCGTCAATCGTCTTGGTCTTCAGCGCCGTCAGCGTCGCGGTGTCCAGTCCGAGAAAAGGGTTGTCGAGCATACCACTGCGCGAAACGTCAAACCTGACTAGTCCTTGGGCGGCGCGTAGCGAATCACGTTTGCGATCGTCGCCATGCAGAGCAGCATCGCCGAGGTGTCGAGACCGTGATTCGGAGCGTTGCTCTTCACCTCGCGCCACTCCCAGATTCCCGTCCGAATCTCCACCTTTGACTCGCCTTTGAGGTGTTCGAGGTAGAGCGGATTAACATCCTTCGGGAGCAGCCATTTCAAATCGCCCTTGGCCTCCAGCGCGTTCGCGAGCAGGTCTTTGAAATAGTCGCCGCTCCAATCGTAGTAGAACACATCGCCGCCCCGGTAGTCGCTCACGCGTGGCTCACTAAACGGGAAGTTAATCAGCTTGTCGGTCGCCTCGTCGCGCATCGTCCAAGTTTTTCGCGCGTAACCGCGCATCCCGCGCCAGCCGAAGTCCGCGCAATCACGGTCCACATCGGCCGGGCGGTAGCCGCGATCTTGGGCAACGCATGAGTCCTGCACCTTGTAACGGTGCTGCAACTGGCGCAGTTGGTCCCGCGTCTCGACCCGCCCGAAATAGAGCTGCCGGTAGGTCGGTCCGGTCGCCGAGCTGAAAGCGCCGATCTCGACCCACCAATGGTCTTGCTGCCGGTCCACAGCCATGAAGCGGATGACCTCGCCGTCGATTGCCTCGCCGTTGGAGAACTGCGCAACGGTGTAGTCGCTCGCCTGCACGAATAGGTTGACGACCTTCTTCTCGACGATCCACGGCCGCGCCTCGCGCTTTGTGCGAAACTCGATCTTCATCTTGTCGTCACCTTGGCGCACAAAATGATTGTCCGCCTCGCAGAATTCTTCGACCAGCAGCCGCATCGGCCGGCTGACGAGCGACTCGACGCGGAAGCTCTGAATCTCAGCCGGCGCCGCCGGGTTCAGCGGAACGAACCGCCCGGCCCGCTTCCAGCCCGTCCGCGTCGTGTCGGTGTCCGGTGACTCGTGGCCGCAATGTGGGCAACGAAAGCGGCATGACTCGACGGCCCGCGCCACGTCCCACGTCTCGTCATCGCGCCGCGCCGCGGCATCCCAGACCACGCCGCCGCGGAGCCCGGTCTCCTCGTTCTTGTCCAAGGCGAACGCGAGCGGGTGCACCTTGTGGCACGCCGGACACTCGGTGCTCCATTCCTGCTGAGTGCCTTGGCGAAAGCTCGTGTCTTCGACATTGCCGGTTTCGAGGTCCATGATCGGCGCTTGGCTCGTGTTGTAAATCTTCGACCTGCCCACCTCCTCGAAGCGACTGACCCGGGCGACGGCGTGGCCATAGACCTCCTGCCACTTCGGAAGCCAGATTTCGTCGTTGATCTTGTAGCGGATGGACTGCGACTGCTGGCTCGAAAGGTTGGCCGGGTTGAGCAGAAAGAAGAAGCCGCCGAAGTAAATTTCCGTGGTCGTCCGGTGCGGTCCGACTCGCGGAAGCATCGCCGCGACCGGCTTGCACGATTCGAAGATCGGGTTGAGCCGTGACTTCGCGTGCCGGTCAATCATCTCGTCGGTCTGCATCGTCCACGAGATCGGCCCGGCGTCGTTGCAGATCAGCCACGGCACCCAGATGTCCGCGACGAGAGTGCCGCCAATTTGCACGGCCTTGCGGAAGTGAACGCGGCGCACCAGCGGGTTTTGCAACGCGTCGAAGATCGGAATCAGCCACGGCGAGATTTTGACGTTGAAGGGGCCCGGCGTGGCGTAGCTCTCCGGCAGAATTATATGCTTCCGCGCCCACTCGTAAATCGGCGAGCGGTCGGGCTGCGGGAGGCGCAGCGTGGCGAGGAGTGCGTCGGAGGCGGTCACGCTCGCAAGTGAAACACCCACGTGGAAAACGCTTCGCTCTGACTTATGCCGCGAGCTTTGCACCAAGCGCAAAACCGCGCCGCGACTTGCGGACGGAGGCGCACCGTCACGGCGACGGGACGTTGGTCAGGCGCGAGCGGCTTGCGGCCCGCGCCCTTGCGTTTGCCGCCGGCGGTCATGCGGCGACTCCCAAAAGTGAGCCAAGCCCGTGATTTTTTCCGCCGCAACTGCACTCGCAAGCTCCATCATGACGACCGCTCATGCACTTGGCATTGCACTCGTGTTTCGAGGCAAACTTTTTGTAAGAAATGCGGCGTTCAACAGGAACGTGATTTGCAAGCGTTGAGTCATATTTTGCTCCAATAGGAAGCCCGACCCACATTTGAAAAGAATCATAACGCATACCCTTAACGCCGGGAAAGCGAAGGGCGAAAACTTCGTTACGAATCCCCGTAACAACTTCGAGCTCACGAGTGCCATTGTAGTAAATAACTTTTGCGGTTGCCATGCTTCAAACCCTAAAGCCCGTTTGATTGTTTGCAAGCACTATTTCAAACAATCTCCAAAATCTTTGGACAATCCCTGCGAGCATCGCAGAGCCGGAGCACGTCATCCTCGCTGATTCGGTGATTCTGCACGCCGCATCCCCCGGCGAGGTTCTCCGCGCTTTGCCGGTCGCGACGATCCCGCGTCCGGCGAATGACCGCAAACGACGGGTCCGCGTTTTGCCAATGCGTGCCGGCGAACCAAAAGGAATGATCAAACGTCCCGCCGCTCTGCCGGTGATTGCCGAGGTCGAGGCGAATACCGTGACCGGATCGAATCACGATCGGCTTCTGGTAGCCGCGATTTTCGAGCGAGCGATAGTCTGGATCGCCGTGCGTGCGCTGCGGCACCGGCTGACGATCAAGATCAAGGTCGGTCTCGGAGTGATGGCGAAAGACGTTTCGCATCCGAGCTTCAACCGCCGTGACGTGACTCGGAACGCTCGCAAGGTAGCTCTGCGGCCTAGCGTTGTTCGACGGCCAGATGAACTCGTCGGCGTCCACGACAATCTTCCAGTCGAACGGCGTTGGTTCGGCGAGCAGAGCGTTCACCTTGTCGGCCTTGATTCGGTCGTCCATGCCAGCCGGAAATTCGAAGTCCAGCACGCGAACGTTGCTTGCCGCTTCGAGCACTTCGCGGGTGCGGTCCGTTGACCGCGAGACGACGGCGAGGATCTCGTCGGCCCATGCGTAGTGCTGCACGAATAGGCGCGAGAGAGTTTCCTCGTTGTAGAAAAAGCAGATGACTTGGACGCGGATCATGGGTCACTCTCTCGACCGGTCCAGCGCCTCGGCCTCAAACGTCGCGATGTTCGCGTTCACGACCTCGCGGATCTCCGACAAGATCGCGGCGCCTTCGACGTTCAGTTCCGCGGCGTTCATGCCGACGCCACGAGGTCCGAGTTCAATCGTCAGCTTGAGCCGCAAGAGTAGGTCGAGCTTCTGGCCGAGCGTGACCAGCATCGCCTCGACCACTTCGCGATCAATCACGTCGCCGGCCTCGCGCTCGTTCTTGGACCGAGCGAGGCGGATCTGCTCGCGCATCAGCTCGGCTTTGAGGTCGGCGAGTCCGCCGCCGCTTCCGCCCACGCGTCCGAGTCCGTGCGAGTCGGCCCATGCCTTGACTTGCTCGAAAGTGCCGTCGTGCGGAAAGCCGTCGCGCTTGCGCCAGTTGCGCAGCGTGCGGATGTCGATTTGCAGCTTTTCAGAAAGCGCGATCAGATCGGGTTCAGGCTTGGGCATAGTTTGAACCTTTGCTGCAGTTTTCGGACGCCCACATTGGCTGGAGATTGCGCCAGTTGAAACACTGAAGCACCTGCTCTTTGTCGTTCAAATCAAACGATGCGCACGGCCTGATGTGGTCAACGTGCCATTCGCCGTAATTTTCCCACGTCATTCCTTTCTCAAATTTGCCCTCGATGTAGCTTCTGAGAAATGCGACTGGACAACCGACCACAGAAAACGAGCCGACGCCATTCACTCGCTGACTTTTCATGGCTGACCATATTCGATTCATCAGGGTCTTTCTTAGCCTTGCGGACGGAATCTCCATGTTCTCGCGCCATCTCGCTTTTTTCCTTTCGCTTAAAGTCAACGAATCGCTTGGCTTGAAATAATTCCTTCGCTTGGTCGTGTCGATTCCAGCCTCTTTCAAAGCATACAAAACCGTTGCCGGCGCGATTTCAAATTGCTTGGCAAGTGTTTTGGCCCCCGTTCCTCGGTGGTAATGAGCCATCATGACAAGGATGTGTTCCCACGCTTTGCTCGGCTTTGCTTTTGACTGAATCGCCTTGCTGCCGTTTCTGACTGGCCCGTTTGTCAGCCAATCGATCACGTCGCCCTGAATCACTTTTTTCAAAGAGGCTTCATGCCGCCATCCTTTCGCATTAGCAACGACGTTCCTCTTGCACATTTTCCGACAAATGTTTGGCGCGATTTTTTTTGAGGTCGAGAATTCGCTTATCGTCTGCTCGCAGGTTTCTCCCGTAAATTGATTTCGCCATCTGTGCAACCGCGCCACGCGCGAGAGCTGCGTTCTGCTTGCACGCCGAAAGTTTTGCGTCGGTTTTCGCACGCCCACCTTTTCGGCCCATAGCTCTTGCTGA